GAACTATTTACTTGATCGGTTCCGGTTTCATGAGCATAGTAAGTTGATGCACCATAAGTTGCTGTAATACCTTGTATTGGAAAATTAGGTAAAGAAGTCGAATCGTATTCAGTTGCATAAGGTAAATCATAGACACCAGTATCGATGTAAGAAGTTCTAGCTAGTGAAGACGTAGTCCAACAACTTTCTCCATAATTATAAGTTACACATCTATTAATTTGTTGTGAACCCGCTGCAGGGTAAAACCAATTAATTTCACCATACAATGTATTATGCTCTGCATAAACTAATTGATTTGAGCTGTAGTTGATACCTAAATTATCTCCTGTTGTAGTAAATACAAAGTCTTCAACCAAACAAGGAATAGATTTTACAGTACCATCAAACATAAAAAATCCACCCTCACCCGACATCCAAAACACAATACCATTAGAATAACTAAGTGCATTTTGTCCAATCAATCCACAGTTAGTACCAACTTGTCTAACACTAAATGTAAATGGTGGCCCAACATATTGAATGACATATGCAGAACTATCTGTTAATACTAAAGTATAGTCTTTACCAGACACGGCTCCCATTATCTCATTACCTTTATCTAGTCTAAATGTTCCTGCGGTATTAGTTGCTGTCGGATTATAAGTATTAAAATCTTCTTGATTAGAGAATCTAATAAACATAGGATCTTGTGTAGTAGAATCTCCTATAGTTGTTTCTGTTCCAAAATGAAATACATGTCTATCTCTATCGGATACCTGAGTCAATCTTGTTTTGGTAGGAGCACCAGACATGACGGTTGCTCTGTTTGACCTAGGTGATGCTGCGCCTGCATTCCATGTAAATGTTTTACCATTATGAATAGTTGCAATAAGTATTTGACCAAAGTTGTCTAAACTCCAGAGGCCTGGATCCAGAGTCACGTTACTGGTTGCACTTGCAGTGCCCCATGTACTTGAACCCCATGTATCTGTACCCCAACCTAAACCTGCGGTTTCAAACGTTGGACCAACTATTTCATATGGATTAATCTGTGCTGAACCGGTGCCGGATGTAGTTCCAGCTGAATTAGATGGCATAATAATCTCAAATGTATTTGCAGTTTTATTTAAAACCTCAAAAGTATTATCTTCAAAATCAGATGTTGCATAACCTGAACCTGTTGGAACCGTAACAGATGAAAATGTTACATATCTTCCATTTAATAGTCCATGTGATGTTTTATTTACCGTAACTGTAGCAGAACCAGATGTAGCATCAAAATCGGCTCCTGTAATTACATCATCATCTAAAGGACTAATGTCAAAAAATTCTCCTTCATAATATAAAAACAAACCTTGTGAGGTTCCTATCGCTACATATTTTTCACCAGCGATACTAATAAAGGCATGTTGTGCTCTTGCTACACCCGGTAATGTATTATTAGAATTAGTAAGTTGTGACCAGCCCCCTATCTTTTCAGGTAAGCCATATCTAAATCTAACAAAGTCACCATCGATCCATTGAGATTCGGCTCCCGAATCTGTGACCATTTTATTAAAACCAGGTTTAAAATTAAGTTTTTGTAACATAGTCTTATTCTACTTTATTGATTACTATATTCCAATCAAAATTTTCCAATATATCGTCTAATTGAATATCTAATTTTTTATATTTTTTAATATACTCATGAAGTTCCTCAGTATCAATAATAATCCATTGGCTAGAGCTTTCAATAACCATTTTATCAGATTTACTAAAAATGTTACCTTTTTTATAATGTTCTCCATTATTATGCTTAATAGGACTAAGATCAAATTTAAATTTTTGATTTAATCTTTTATACAGAATACCTTCTACATCCCATTTTTCTTCTTCTTTTTGTTTTTGAGATGCGTAGGTTACATCTTTTAAATTATCTTGTATAAATTTAATCGGTTGTTTCATTAAAAAATAAATTTAAGGTAAGTCTACCATCGTCTACAGAATTTCCAAAATGACCATAACCCATATGCTTGTAATTACCATTATATAAAATAGCTCTGTTTTGTACATATTTAATGTCATTAATTTCATTACTATTATTATCAAATATTTTAGTTCCAGAATTTAAATTTGTTTTATTTAAATAAACCAATAAAGAATATTGCCAACTATCTGTATGTATCCAATCTTTTTCATTATCTTCTTGAGTTCGTAAATGAATGTAAGCTGTTAATTCTTTTATTTTAATCTTTAATTTTAAATTACTAAAAGACAATAATAACAAACCTAATAAAGCTGGGTGATGAGTATAACTTAAAAGATCACTTCTAAATCCAGGCCACGTCTGGTTATCATTATTTCTTTTATTGAAGGTTTCTTGATTATGTAACTCCATGCTTTTAATTTCATTTAACACAAGATTAATATCAGGAAAAAAATTTTCTTTTTGAAAAATTATCATTGGATCTCAAACCAACCAGTCACAATATATTTACCATGATCTTTAGAAATTATACCTCGATGTGTATGTGTAAAATCAGATGGCCAAATAACTAAAGTACCTACTTTTGCTTCTAATTTAAAATTTTGATGCAACCATTCTGTTCCTCCATCAGGAACATCATTTAAATAAACCATATATGCTAATTGTCTTTTAGCATATCTTGTAGATGATCTTTCACAATGCCAACTTTTATAGCCTCCACCAGGAGGGTAATATTGAATTAAATTAGTTATTGACGTTCTTAATCCTGCAGAAATATAATATTTTTCCATATATCTTAAAACAGCTTCAGTTAAAATTTTAAAAAAATATTTAATAGTTTCATCGTTAGATGAATTATAAAATTCTACATCTACTGAATCTTTTACATCTTTATCAACTGTGCTTAAACCGTTATTGTCAGTTGTCATTCCAACGTGTTTATATTCACTATTTTTATGATGATATTTTATTAACTCAAAACAAATATCTTTATCAATTTGATAAGTATCAATAAAATTAGTCATTAAATATTTTTAAATTAAAAGCGATAGAATATCTAGGATCTTGAGATTTATTTACTTCTACATAATGTTCTATAAAACTTGGAAAAATTAATAATGTTTTTTCAACAGGAAAAATTGCATGGCATTCTGAATTATAAATATTATTTTTTAATATCATCGAATCATAAAAAGTAGACATAGCTATATGTTTATTAGGATTTTTAAAAACTATTCTTCCTGAATTCTCTGGAACTTTTATGTAATACGAACCTGAAAACTCTGCACCACAGTGGACATGAGATATATTTGAACTGTATTTATAGTTTTTATTATGCCAAATATTAGTAATACTACATTGCCAAGGTGGTCTAACATTATAGTTTTGTAAATAATCTAATAAATGTTTTTTTATTTTTTTAATAAATGTTTTATAAACAGTTTTTTCTAAATCAACATTTGAACTTTGAAAACCTAAATTATTTGATTTATTTTGACTTGTTTCTGTCTGTTCTAAAGAATTTGTTTCTTTTAATAAAGCTTGATTTAAATCATCATCAGCTAAATCATATATACCTAATTTAGTAGCAAAAAGATTCATATAAATTTTGGCCCACTTAACCACATAGAAACTGTTTTTCTCACACCTTGAGTTACGGGTCGTACCCTATGCATAGTAAAAGTTGGAAAAACTAACAAACTTCCTGGTTTATCAATACGAGGTATATTCATTTCTCCATTTACAAACAAATCAAATTCTCCACCTTTAAAAGATTCTTCTGATATATTTAATATTGCTGTTAGTTTAAAATCAGAAGCCAGGTGAACATTCATGTCTGAATGCCAACCATATTCCCCACTATTTTTTTCGTTATATAAATTATAATTCACGGCATTTTCTTCTCCATAATTAAACAAAGAAAATCCAAATGCTATTTCATTTGCTCTCACACTGTATTGATACATTTTATTTAATATTTTTTTACAATTTTTCCATAACACTAAATCCACTTTAGATGTTTTAATTACACCTGGTGCAGGGCCATCATACAAGTTTGATTTATTACTATCCAACACATCATTAATTTCCTTTAATTCTTCTTGATTATAAATATCTTCAAATATGTAATATTGAAATATCATTTTTTACCTCGACAATAAGCTGGCAAACCTAAATGAGGTCTATTATCAAATTTATTTTCTTCTCCTTGTGTATCAACATTATTATAATGTAGAAATACTTGTGCACACATTTCACCTTTAAAAGGTTCTCTCCAATGTTCTAAAA